CGGTGATCCCCGTTGCGTGATCAAGTGATTTCCATGCTTACGGCCCTTGGCGTAACGGGGGCCACTACTGATCCGCTGTTGGATATTCTTCTTCAGAATGTTCAACAGCGGATTCTTAACAAAACCAATCAATCTGTGATCCCGGAAGGGTTGGAAAGCGTGGCTGTTTATATGGCCGTGGGTGAATACCTGAACATGAAGAAAACCGTTGGACAACTAACAGGGTTTGATTTGGATGCGGCAATCAAGCAAATTCAGGAGGGTGACACCAATACTGTGTTTGCAATCGGTGAAGGGAGCCTGACACCGGAACAGCGGTTGAATGGGTTGATTGATTACCTGATCAATGGCCGTTCTGATGAACTATACAGGTATAGGAAGTTGGTATGGTAAATGCCCAGCGCAAAGCCCTTGAACGGCTTTGGAAGGATCGCTGTACGGTATATCACCGGGTAAAGGTGAAAGACCCTATCAGCAAACTTACTGATTCTAAAGAAATGCCGCTTCTTCAGGATCAGCCCTGTAAACTGTCTTTTGAAACTCTATCTTCAACGGATGGTGATCATGTTTCCAAGGTGGCCCAATCTGTGAAGCTGTTCATTTCCCCTGATGTGGAAATTCCCGCTGGCTGTAAAATCGTGGTGAAGCGGTTCAATAACCTTGAACGGGAATTCACTTATTCCAAAAGCGGTGAAGCGGGAGTATTCACCAACCATCAAGAAATCATGTTGGAACCCTTCAAAGGATATGCCTAATGGCCCGGTGGGGTAAATGTGATTTCAAGGAACTTGAACGGTTGAATGAACGCCTTGAACAACTTTCTTCTGTGGATTTCGACACCTTTTGCCGGGAAGCGGCCAATGAGATTGCCGCACGGCTTTTGGCAAAGGTGAAGAAAAGAACCCCTGTTGGGGTGGTTCCCAAATTTGACGAACCCAAAACGGTGAAGGTTCAGGGGGCAAGTGGAAAAAGCAAAACCTTCTTAACCCGATCCGGGGCCATTCGTGATAAGTATTGGTCAGGGTATAAAGGCGGCACCCTTCGGGACGCTTGGACAATCCTTCCCGTTGAGAAACACGGGGATCAATATCTTGTTACGGTGGTAAATAACACTGAATATGCAAGCTATGTGGAGTACGGCCACCGGCAAACACCGGGAAGATATGTCCCGGCATTGGGCAAGAGCCTGAAAGCAAGTTGGGTGAAAGGGCGGTTCATGCTGACCATATCCACCCAAGAACTTGAAACCCAAGCCCCGGCCTTGTTGCAACAGAAATTGTATTTGTTTTTGAAGGAGGTGTTCTGATGCTGAATGAAGTGATCAAAGGAATTTCAATGGCGCTGAACACCGCCTTTGGGGATGAATATGAAATCCGCCAAAATGATGTTGAACAGGGTTTGGTGAATGGCAGTTTCTTCATTCAGGTTTTGAAACCGGAACTTACCCCATTGTTGGGGCGGCGCTCCATGAAGCGAAACCCTTTTGATGTAATGTACTTCCCCAAGGCCCCCGGAAATAATGCAGAAATGTTCACCGTTGCGGAAAAGCTGATGGAGTGTTTGACACAGATCAGCCTTCCCAACGGTGATCTTTTGCACGGAACCGGGATGAATTATGAAGTGGTGGATGATGTTCTTCACTTTATGGTGAACTTCAATCTTACGCTGATCCAGCCCTATGAAGAACCTTATATGGAAACTTTGGATACCGATGTTGGAACGGTAGGAGGGGGTAAATAATGGCTACCAGCACGAAACCGAGAAAGCCCAAAGCAAAAGAAGCGGCCCCGTCCGTTTCCAATGCCCCGGTTTTCCCCAAGGAAAGGATTTTGACTTTCCAAAGATACGCTAACCGGCGTGATCTACTGTCTATTCTGCTGAAGGATGGACAGGAATACACCCATGATCAGGTTCAAAACCTGATTGATAACTTTATGAAAGGTAAGGTGAAATAATATGGCCCTTGGCGGCGGAACTTTTCTGACGCAGAACAAAATTCTTCCCGGCGCTTACATTAACTTTGTTTCTGTGGCAAAGGCAAGCGCCACTTTGTCTGATCGTGGTATTGCCACAATCCCCCTTGATATGGATTGGGGGCCTGAAAATCAGGTTGTAACCGTGGAGCTGGCCGACTTCCTGAAGAACAGTCAGAAGATTTTCGGTTATGCTTACACGGCGGAGAAGTTGAAGCCCATGCGTGAGATTTTCAAACACGCAAAGACGGTTTATTTCTTCCGCCTGAATGCGTCCGGTGTGAAGGCGGCAAATACTTTTGCAACTGCCAAATACCCCGGCACCCGTGGCAACGATCTTCGGACGGTGATCACGGAAAACGAGAAAAGCGAACTGGAAAGCAAGCTGTATGATGTTGCCACTTACCTTGGTACGGTTCAGGTTGACTTGCAAACCGGTATTAAGGCTATGGCCGATCTGAAGCCCAATGATTATGTGGACTGGATCACCAGTGCAAGCATTTCTTTGACCGCTTCCCTTCCGTTGAAGAACGGCACCAATGGCACGGTGGAAGATGCGGCTTATCAGACCTACCTTGATAAGATGGAAGCCTATAACTTCAACGCTATGGGTTGCCCGTCCAACAAATCCGCCATTGCTGAACTGTTTGCCGCCTTCTGTAAGCGTATGCGGGATGATGTGGGCAAGAAGTTTCAGGTGGTGTGCTTCCGTAATCTGGCCGACTATGAAGGCGTTGTGAGCGTGAAGAACACCATTGTTGGGCAAACCGATGATCCCGCCCTGATCCCTTGGGCAACCGGCGTGGTGGCCGGAACCGCTGTGAACAAGTCTGCAACCAACATGGATTATGATGGGGAATATTCCGTTGATACCGATTACACCCAAACCGAGTTGGAAAACGGTATCAGGGAAGGTTCTTTCATGTTCCATCAGGTGGATGAAAAGGTTGTTGTTCTTGAAGATATTAACAGCTTCATTTCCATCACGGATGAAAAATCCAGTGACTTTTCCAGCAACCAGACCATCCGGGTTTTGGATCAGATCGCCAATGATATTGCGGTTCTGTTCGGCAAGAAGTACATTGGCAAGGTTCCTAATGATGCTTCTGGCCGTGTGAGCCTGTGGAACGATATTGTGAAGCACCACATGGAACTTCAGAATATCCGTGCCATTGAGAACTTCAACCCGGATAATGTGACGGTGGTTCAGGGTGATACCAAGAAGGCCGTTGTGGTGACGGACTATGTTACCCCGGTCAACGCTATGGCCCAGCTTTATATGACCGTCTATGTCCAGTAAGAAAGGGGTGTAAAAGACGATGGCGAATACTGTAATGAATGCTAAAGATGCCATTTCCGGTTCTTTGGCTGAATGCTTTGTTACCATTGAGGACAACCGTTACAATTTCATGCAGGCTATCAACCTTGAAGCCCATTTTGAAAAGAATAAGACGGAAGTTCCCATTTTGGGCAAGCCCGGTAAGGGAAACAAAGCCACCGGCTGGAAGGGTACGGGTTCCGCAACCTTCCACTTCAATACTTCCATCTTCCGTAACCTGTTGAAGCGTTACAAGGACACCGGCGAGGATGTTTATTTTGACATTCAGGTGACCAATGAAGATCCCACTTCTTCTGTGGGCCGTCAAACTGTAATCCTGAAGGATTGCAACATGGATGGCGGCTTGCTTGCCAAGTTCGATGCCGATGCAGAATACTTGGATGAAGATATGGATTTCACCTTTGAAGATTTCGAGATGCCCGAAACCTTCACCATGCTTGCCGGGATGGAGTAAAACCATGCTTCGCCCCGGCCCTTCTTGGGGCCGGGGTTTTCTTTTTATCAAAAATAGGAGGACTGTTTTATGAATCTGTCTGCGTTTCTGGCTGAAAATGCCCTTGCTGTTGAAAATGTGAAATTTGCCGCTTCCAAGCGGTTTATGGGTGACGATGGGAAGCCCATGCTGTGGGAGATCAAGACCATCACCGGCACGGAAGATGAAGCCCTTCGGAAATCCTGTGCCAAGCGGGTTCCCATCCCCGGCAAGAAGAATCAGTATCAGAAGGAAACTGATTATGATATGTACCTTGGGAAGCTGGCTGTGGCCTGTACGGTGTTCCCTGATCTGAATAACAAGGAACTTCAGGACAGCTATAAGGTTATGGGCGCTGATGCCCTTCTGAAAACCATGCTGACTCCCGGTGAATATGCCGACTATGTGCAGAAGGTTCAGGAGGTTTGCGGCTTTGATACCAGCCTTCAGGATGAGGTGGACGAGGCAAAAAACTAATTCGTGAAGGTGATGATGAAGCGAACATTGCTTACTATTGCCTTCACGAACTGCATTTGATTCCTTCTGCATTTCTGGCCTTGCCCCGAAAAGAAAGGGCCTTCATCATTGCGGCTATTGAAATTCGGGTGGAGCAGGAAAAGAAAAAGCAGAAGGAAATTGAACGAAAACAGCGCCGGGGCCGCCACCATTAAGGCCCCGGCATTTATTCTCCACAAGAAAGGTGGTGAACCCTATTGGCAACGATCCGCACGGCCATTGCGCTGTATGATGGTGTGACAAGCCCCCTTCGCAATATGCAGAAAGCTATGGGCATTGTTCTGAACAGTTTTGAATCCATGCAACGGGCTTCCAGCAATGCCGTTGATGTTTCGGCCATTCAAGAAGCCCGTGAAGAATTGGCAAGGGCTGAAACCGCATTTGATTCCATTGAACAGAACATCCGGGATGCCAATGACCAACAGCAACGCTTCAACCGTTCTATCCGTGATGGTTCTTCCGCCGCTGATGGATTGTGGCAGAAAATGAAGGGGATCGCCGCCACCGTAGGCGGCATGATTGGTTTGAAACAAGCCCTTGGGACTTCTGACCAACTGACCCAAACCAACGCCCGGTTGAATAATGCCCTAATTAAATTTGATGATGGGGGCAGTATTGAAGAGCTGGAAGCAAAGGTTATGGCTTCCGCCCAACGATCCAGAGCCTATTATATGGACACCGCCGCCGCTGTTGCCAAGTTGGGCATAAACGCAAGGGACGCATTCACCAACATGGATGAAGTAATTGCTTTTTCCGAATTGGTGAACAAGTCTTTTGTTATCGGTGGTGCCGGTGCCCAAGAGCAATCCGCCGCAATGCTTCAGCTTACACAGGCAATGGCTTCCGGGGTTCTCCGTGGTGAAGAACTGAACAGCATTTTTGAGAATGCCCCCGGAATTATCCAGAGTATTGCAAAATACTTGGATGTTCCCATTGGTCAGATCAGAACAATGGCTTCTGAAGGGCAGATTACCGCCAATATTGTAAAGAATGCCATGTTTGAAGCGGCTGGTGATATTGAAAGAAACTTTTCAAATATGCCCAAAACTTGGGGACAGATTTGGACGGGCATGAAGAACAAGGCACTATCCATCTTTGCACCTATTCTGAACAAGCTGAACCAGATTGCCAACAGTTCCAAATTTGAAGCTGTGTCCAATGGCGTGATTGGGGCGCTTGCGGCCATTGCTTCTGTGGCTACGGTGGTTCTTGATCTGCTGATCAACGGTGCTTCTTGGGTA